CGGACTGGGGCCGCAAGGACTGCCTTTGCTTTGACCGAGTTTTACGCGCCATTTCTATTCAGGGATAATAATAAATCGGCCGCATGTTCAAGAGAACCCTCAATCCATGCCTGACGAAGGCTGAATGATTCGCCCACCAGATGAAGATCAGGCATGTCAGGTAGGGGCTGCAAGGCTTTGGCGGAAGCTGCATCTACATCATAAGAGCCAGGGAGCCAGTACGAGCAGCCATCGCTCCATTCATAGGTACGGGCCCAAACGATCCGCGGAACCGGTTGATCCAGGAATAGTTGCCGAAGATCCTGGTGTAACGCAACCTTCAAGTCCTCTCCTGTAAGTGACATGTAGCGCTGCGTATCCTGGGACTCGGTGTAACTGATCATAACAATTCCTTCTTTGGGTTTTATCGGAATAATGTAGCGCAGCGGTGAATCAGTGATAATCCGTTTGGGTGGACACCACGCGGTCTCCATCTGCGCATAGATGCGGGTGAGGGGTTTCATGGTCAAATGCGACAACAGACTGACTGATTGGAGACAAGGGAATGACCGAAGTGCCGTTACAGGAACAGCAAGAATAACACGATCGGCATATCTATGTTTACCGTCTGAGGTCAGAACGGTATAACGTCCTGATGATGGACTCCGGATTACATCAGTTACAGTGACACCCATATGAATCCGTGCACCGGCTTTTCTGGCAGAGGCTGCTAGCGCCGTTGTAATAGATGATAGTCCGCCTGCGACGCCCCCAAATCTTGGCTTATCACTCATTTCTGCCTGAAAGGATTTGATCGCAAGATCTGCGCGGAGGGTCTCCGTTTCAGCGCGATACGGGAATCGTAGCAGGAGTGCATTCGTGGCGGCGCAGCCGATCGTAGAGACCGCAAGGTCGCGCAGAGTTGTGGATCCCAAGGTTACCGGATCCAACTTAGAAAAAAGGGCCACAAGAGGAGCCCATGTTTCGGCAAAATTATTCGGCTCCAGGGTCCGAGATCCAACAGAAGACCACAGGGAGCCTTTGCCATGTTCAAAGGTCTTGAGACCGAACCGTTTGATCAGATCCATAGTGAGATGATGGCCATCCAGATCAATGCGACCCGCACCGATTTCATACCCATGCTTGGCCGATGTTAAGATGCGTCCACCAAGTCGGTCTTCTTTTTCTAGTACGGTTACTGTGTGACCAGCAGCTGCCAGTTTATCAGCTAGCCAGAGTCCTGCTATACCCGCTCCCACAATAATAGTCTTCATGATCCTCTACTGGGGGCATTCTTTTGCAATATACTGACAGACCTTAAGTGTATCAGAGGACTTTCGGAACGACTGGCGTTGGCCATTTTCAAAAATAATAAACGTCGGGAAGGCTTGAATTGCATTAGTATCTACAGTATCGGGGTTCACCGTGTGATCGCAGTAGTAAAAAGGGAGATTCACTGCTTCTGCCGCAGCCGCAAGTGCCTTTTTATCCATTTGTTGGCAGGGGCCGCACCAGGCGGCGGAGAACCAGACGAGAAATTTTGATTGAGATGACAAAAGCAGATTAAACTGTTCTTGTGATGTCAAATGAAAGATGGGCATGTTTACTCGGGCATAAGATAATCTACAAGGCCTTTGAGCGAACCGCCGGCAATGAGCGCGATGACGGTAGCTCCCATAAGTTGGGCTTCGGTGGAGAGGGCGTCTTCGGGCTCTTTGTATTTGGATTTTTTAATTCTGGCTCCGCCGGCCTGGGGTACTGCAGCTGGAGCCGCTGCTGGAGCCGCTGCTGGTGCAGCGGCGGGCGCAGCCGCGGGTGCATTTGCTCCTGGGAGTCCTGGCATTCCTGGCATTCCTGGAATCGCTGGCATTCCTGGAATCGCGGATATATCTCCGCCAGCAGCCAATTGTTTTTCCATCGCCTCGGCTGCAGCGACTGCCGCAGGGTTAATCATTTTGGCAATCCCTTTCGCAGCTAGACCTATTTGATGCGCAATACTACCTGCAGTCACACTGGCTACTTGAGTTGCTAAACCAACAATTGAATTGCCCGTTCCTGGAGGTTTTGGTGCATTTGGATCTGTTGTCTCTTGTGTTGCTGCCTTCTCTCCTTCTGGTGCCGCCTTCTCTCCTTCTGGTGCTGTCTTCTCTTGTTGTGTAGCTTCTTTCCCTATTTGTACATTTGTTGCGGCTTTCTCTCCTTGTGTTGCAGGGGCAGATGGCAGCTGAGGTATACCAGGCATCTTAGGCATACTTGGCATCTTAGGCATACTGGGCATCTTAGGCATACTGGGCAGACCAAATGCACCCCCTTTTTGTTTTTTCTCTTCTGGCTTCGTAATTTCTGAAACATGCGAAATCAAAAACATCTTTGACAAAACCTCTGGTGTCAATCCTTCCTTTGTTGGCAAAAGGCCACTAGATCCATTTTTAAGTTCAAGATCCTTCAATTTTTGCTCAACGCCTGGTAACACGTTCCCACTGGCATCCTTGTACCAATTTTTCAAGTCCTGATAGGTTTTATAAACATATTCAGGCGTCGGCAATCCCTTTTTAACGAATCCAACAGGATCGCTAACAATTGTCTTTGCATCGCTGAACCACAAATATATATTTGCTATGAAAAATCCGCCGCCAATCACAAGACCGATGAGCCATAATATATATCCTTCAATTACATACGATAATGAAAAGAATGTTAGGAAAAATATTATTATCTTAAAAAATCCAAACCAAATATGATCATCAAAAAATATATCAGAAATACCCATCATACCAAATACCACTTTGGCAATAACCCAAAAGCCATAACTAGTTTGTGTTGTATAGGCTGTTGAAGGGCCCTCATAGATCATACCCTGGCCAATTCCCGTAATAAGATCAAAAGGTGCAGTAAGGCCATAGGATGCAACACGTTTTTGTTCAAATGATAATTGTAACCAGTCCCATAGCCACCAGAGTCCAAACCCACCGAAGGTAAACATCTTGGCTATCCCCGTCCAGGGACTCCGCATATACAAATGATCTAGACCCAGTAGACCGCCGAATGCGGACCACCACCAAAGAGAGGAAATATTAATATCGGGTCGGGTTACACCCGTAAATTCACCTTGTTTCGGTGTCCATGTGGAAGCGCTACTAATATGATCCGACAGGCGGACCTTTCCTGCTACTGACATTTTGAACACTTCATCTGGTGTCATCCTCTGAGGCGTACGGGGGATTTCGTACGACAAAGAGACCTAAGCAATAAAGGCTAGACCGCCAAGGCCCCCCACAATACGAAGTACGTTATAATTAGTAGCATACATTTGGACGTCGCGATCCTGGGTCAACTGATTCGGGTTGAATGTGAGCGCCATTACAATATCATCAATCTTACTGCAATTCAAAGAACCCGCTGGCTGCTCATCTTCGGGGTTCAGGCTGAAGCTATACAAATAAATATAGACGGGGCTCGTGGGTACATTCGTATGAAATCGGTACGGCTGTGTTAAGCGAAAATATTCGGCATTTCGGATGTAAAAGCGATCTTGTCCATCCAGTCGTAGAATGGCAGTATTCAATAGATCTTCCGTAGCAACACCCGCTTCCCCCCCATTGTTCTGGAGAGCACTTGAGAAATTGAACCATTCACGTGCTGCTGCTGTTCGTGTCTGTTGAACAACCCAAATAAATTCCTTGCAACAGTGATTTAAATACAGTGGCATGGAGATCTGACTGATTCCTGCGGAAACGGACTGCACAGGGCTGATCTGCAGCTGATCAATGAGATACTCGTGATCAGCAGCGGCAAACCGACGGCGCTCGTCCTTGTCCAGATAAATGTAATCCCCAAACATCTGAAACCGGGAGATTGATACGGGATTTATGGAAGGACAGGGCTGACCCGGTGGGGCAGGCAGTGCAGCGGACCACCACATTTCCTGAAATGACCGGAGATGCATAATAATGCGCACGGGATGAGCCTGCAGTGCAATCAGCGGAAGGGCTGCACCGATTGTATTACAAAACCAGAACCGGAGAGGAATTGCCAGCTTGAGTGGTGAGCTTGCATCAATGGAAGAAGGAGGAAAAACATCCCAGTGTCCCACCATTTCATTATAGCCATCTCGTTTGCTTTTGGGTACCGTAAGTTCTGCCCAGATGTTGAGCCATTCACCAGTATGTTTGTCAATCTCGCGTTCACCAATTTCTATACTAACATTGTTGATCAGGGAACAGGCTGCATCATTGACCCAAAAATTGGATGGATTATTGGGATCTGGTTGGGGAAGAGGAGGCAGATCAATTTCAATGTAGAGAGATGTCAGTAAATCTGCATAGCGGGGTATAAGGCACGTAATACGACGACCAAAATCAGTGGCACCATCAAAATCAATCGGAATGGATTCCATCGCAAAAGGAGTATACCGACGATAGACGTGTTTAAAATATGTAAATTGAGGGTTGCTGGTTAAATAGGCATCCTGACGACCCCGCGCCACGAGCTGTAACAAAGCTGATGATGGCATCTCCTTACTGATTCCTATCTGTTTTTAGACGGTAGAGATGAGAGGTCTAGATCCAGGATGGGGACTCTCTGCCCGTCCATTTGAGAATATGTTGCTTTGCACCAGTATAGTAAGCCCTATAGCAGGCGGTGGGATTTTGGCTGATCTTGTATTCGGGGGGCATCGCTAACGCCGGCCAGGTCAGCGGCCCCTCCGGTATCCGAGGGACATTTGCCGTCAGCCAGCGCAAATGCGGCTCACAGGCATGCATTTGCCCTTTGGGATACCGATAGTGATATTCTGAAACGAGCGCTGCTGCTAAGGCGCAGAGCCATTGGTAATTGCCCGTAGAGGCACGGACCCAACGAGTACATGGATGATTACGATGGACGGCCTTATAGGGCTTGACCGGGCCAACTGTATCCACAGCAAGGCCTGCTATATGATGTGTTGTCCATAGCATTTGTACACTCTCCAGAATCATTTTAACAACATGTCTGTCACAGTGCCACTGTGCCGCTCTTTGCGGCAACATGGATAGGAAGAATATATTCATTCTCAGTTACAGCTGAGCCTGCGGCGCCTTACTATCAAGTTTTTACGTGGCATCTTCAGAGGATGTCAGGTGCAAAACGAACGGAAGATTTGCATTCATTGAAAACACGATCTTTTATATATCAAAATCCTGACAATACATTTCCCCCCGTCGGCTCCGTCCTCACGACTCAAGACACTCATGGACGCCAACTTCATACATTTGATCTTAGTCTCAATAGTATTACCGCAAATACAGGAAGTCTCGCGGAACTTGTACTCAGGTCTGGAACAACTTCTACGGGTGTCCTTCTCTATAATCCCGATGGTATTATTACAATCAATGGTGTGCCCTTCAATACAGAGGGTATACAGGGTCCGACAGGACCTCAAGGAAATTCAGGAGTACGAGGTCCCGAAGGCCCTCCAGGTCCATCCGGTAGCGGAACGCAAAGGGATCTTCAAAATCCACCTGAGGCTCCACGTGATCCTGTACTTCCCTATCGACAATATCAACAAACTGACCCAGACGATCCCGATCCCTTATGGTTCGGCTATTCCGGATCCTCTGCTAATGTATTATTGTTATGGACAAATCCACCACAGTTGGCATATAATTCATTTGCGTATTTAGTTCCAATAATTAGACAATTAAGCATAACACTAACACCCTTTGGAGGGCCTCCTTTTCCATATCCGCCTGTAACTGATTATTTACCTGGTAGCGACGATGTACCTCGTATTTTATATCCCATCACAGGTCTTCTTTTAACAAAAGGATATGGACCGAATGGGTATACGCAAGTAGATGCCGTGAAGGTTGATGAAGTTGAAACATTCGGCGTATATCAGATATTTGTTGGAGATTCGTACGGTGATGCTTCAACAACAACATTTGGCATTAAAGTAACCTATACTGGTTATAATGCTACAGATGTATCAGGCGGCCCAAACTATTTGGATATTTCTGGTTTATCATTTCGTAGTGGATCGGGACCTAGTGCACCCCAATATCTAACGGTTACTACAGTGACCAATTCTGGTGCAGGAGTAACCTACAATGCACCTATATTCACAGATTCTATTAATAGTGTTAAAGTTATTGATCCAGGTGCACCCACGATTAAAAATTATACTCTAACCACTACGCCTATATCCTCTATACGTTACGGAGGACCCTATGATACAACTGCAGTATCTACTACAGTACCCGGTACAACAAGTATAATACAAAGTGCGACACTTAGCAATCGTTATCCTGATACATACTATTCGTTGTCAGCTGTGGCACAAAATTCTGTTGGATATACGGGTCCTTCTTCCAATGTTGTTAACTTTACTACTCTTGAGGATACGTCAGTTCGCCCAGCCTATGTTGATACGGTAGCACCGATGCCATGGTCCTCTTATGTGCCCAATTTATACTATGATGGTGCAGAGGTTGTGGGATCTGTTTATAATATCAATTCAATTGATGTTGGGCCCATTGGGGTTCATGTCCCTGCCGATCGTGGATCTTCCGCATCCGCTATCATGACATTAGTGGCTACGGCCGGTAGCAGCCAGGCTTCGCTCCCTGTGGGTGGATTCGGTCAACCCTTTACAACAATTACACAAAATGGTATCACTATCACAGAAGTTGGAGCGACATCAACGGGTGTAAGTGCTACCAGTGGATTCTACCTTGATGCCTCGTTTCAACTCGTGGTGCCTGGTACTACAGAACCACAGGATCTCCAACTTAAGCAGCAATTTCTAAGTTCATTATCGGTACCTGATATAGAATCCCCTATATACACTTATTACTGGGACACGTTGGTTCCTGGTGTATCGCCATCTTTGTCAGCACTTGCAACAACGGCATCGCCCGCGCGTGTGTGTGGTATTCCTTTGGTGGCGGACTCCTTTCCCCTTCAGGTTACGGCATTATCAATGGCTCAAATGGGATCAAAACTATATGTTAAAAATCCAATAACCTTTGAAATATATGATACCAGCGGTGTTCTAATTCAAGATTTCCCTGATCCAGTTCCTACCAATATTACTGCATTTATTACGGTCTCACTCGCAGATGCCAGCGGTTATATTTTGGGCACTACGCTAACAGTGACCGCGACTAATATCAATGGTCTCCAGGCATCTACAAGTGTGTCGTATCCCTACGTCGCTGATCCATTGTCGGTTGTGGTTGCAGATGAGATAGCAACTCCTTCCTTCCTAACGGATGGTACCGTCGGCCAACGCATCACGACACCTACTGATATAGATACAGATCCAGCTACACTTGCGATTTTCAATAACGATGCTTCCTTTAATAGTGTCGGTGAAAGTATGTTATCACGTGGTATTTTTTATATGTATGGTAATAGTTCTGTTTTTAGAAATTATATACCCTATAATGGTTATAATTATTCTATATTGCCTGTAGTAGCTGACAGTAGAATTACAAATGGGTATCAATATACAACATTTTTATGGCAGGGTGTTGCTGACAATAATTCAATTGGCTATATTACACTGATAATTACCTTTACAGATCCCGTAACGATGGTAGGTCCGACGGCAAATAGTGTATCATTGACTACTACGGGGGCCCCCGGTCCAATTGATGTTTACTATAATGTAACGTGTGACGACTATGTATCAGCATGGATCAATGGCAATTCAACAGTAGGCCGACTTGATTTTAATACCAATAGTAAAATTCTGGGTGCTGATGTGGGCGGTTATTCATCGGGATTTACCGTGGATACTGTTGCAACATATACTTTATTGTTACCAACGCCCTATATTAGTGATGGTTCCACTATAGCGGTGACGGTAGGATTACCCTATCAGAGCACGACAGGAATTGAGAGTATAATCTGCGTTTATGCGTAAATGCCCAAATCTATCTGACTACTAGATGGCTCAAACTGTGCCCCCCGAGGATCAGCTTACCACGCTGTACAAAGCATCCCAGGGTTTTGCCAATTCTAACAGTGCATATGAGGTGGAACAGGAGGCATTTGTATCACGACCAAATATTCTTTCGGATCGCATTTTTTTAAATAATGTACCTGACTCTGCTCCAATCTCTCTTACTCAAGATATTACATGGGGTGTCGCGGGCTCTGCTGCAGCTCGCTATGTATCCTCTCTGTACTGGATTGTTAAATATACAGGGGTTCCACTGACACCTTTTGCGGGGAATCCTGATGAAACTTTTTATTTTGGATCGGCTATGAGCGGATCATCTATACCAGCCGGTACGAATTTACTTACAAATATGCTATTACCGCTTATGATTTCTACTTCTGCACCGACATACCGTATTACTGTGACGAACGCTACGGGGTCCACCGTGATCCCGCCGTCCAACTATATTCTGGATCGCTACGCGGGCATTATTACTATTTATCCTGGCAATGGTGTAAGCAGTACGGCTCCGCCCCTGATCTCATTTTGGCGATATGAAGGGCCAACGCTACGGGATGCAAATATAGAGTCAGATATGTCGGGTAATTTGGTACTGACAGGTAATTTGACAGTTACAGGTCTATTATCATCGCCCAATTTTTCAGCCGATAATTTATCTGCGACAAACTTAAATATTACTGATACGGCTACTATTAATGGGCCCACTACAATAGCAGACTCCTTGCAAGTTACAAATGATATTTCGTCTAATACCATTAATACAAATATTATGAATGCCAGATCATATATTAATGTTGGTAATGGTAACTCTACTATAACGGGTAATCTAACAATAAATCAAGTAGTGTCAGCGAGTGCTGCCGATATTCACGGTGCTATTACCGCAGACTCAACGATTACAGCGCAGGGTAATATTATAACCGGTGGCAGTCTTACTGCAGCAGGTCTTGTTACAGCAAATTCTGGAATAACCGTTCCAACTGGGTCCGTTATAGTTACAAATAATATTTCTGCCGGCTCTGGCACTGTAACAGGTACCTTGACAACAGGTGTTGTTACAGCGAGCGGCATTATTACTGCAAATAATGGTCTCACAGTTGCAGCGAGCAAAACATTGACTTCGGGTCCTATTACATCTAGCGGCCTCATTACTGCGAATAACGGTCTTACGGTTGGCAGTGGAACGTTAACTGCGGGTGCAATTACAGCCGGCGGTCTCATTACTGCCAATAATGGTATCACGATTCCTGCGGGTCGCGCCTTGACTGCGGATACAATTACAGCCGGCAGTCTCATTACTGCAAATAATGGTGTTACAGTTGCGGGCGGTAACTTAACGACGGGTATTATTACAGCCGGCGGTCTCATTTCTGCTAACAATGGTATTACAGTTGCACCAAGCAAAACATTGACAACCGGTCCCATTACGTCTAGTGGCCTTATAAGTGCTAATAATGGTCTTGCAGTTACAGGAACTTTAACTACCGGCGTTGTTACAGCCGGTGGTCTCATTACTGCCAATAATGGTATTACGGTTCCAGCAGGTCGCACGTTGACTACAGATGTAATTACAGCCGGCGGCCTCATTTCTGCCAATAATGGTATTGCGGTTACAGGCGCCTTGACTACCGGCGCAATTACAGCAGGCGGTCTCGTTACTGCAAATAATGGTCTTACTACAAATGCTATCACAGCCAACGGTCTTATTAATGCGAATAATGGTGCAACAGTTGCAGGTACATTAACCACAGCGGCCGTTTCGGCCAACGGTCTCCTTACAGCTAATTCAGGTGTTACAGTTGCTAGTGGAACCTTGACTGCAGGTGCTGTTACTTCCAATGGTCTCGTTACAGCAAATTCTGGTGTTACTGTTGCAGGTGGTAATTTGACGACTGGTATCATCACAGCCAGCGGCCTTATTACAGCGAATAATGGTTTGACAGTTGCATCTAGCAAAACATTGACCACAGGTCCCATAATATCTAGTGGTCTCATTACTGCAAATAACGGTCTTACTGTAGGTGGAACATTAAGTTTTAATGATTTAAATGTAAACGGTACACTTGTTGCGCCAAATATTGGCAATGGTACACCTATTGTAATGAATGGTCTTGTTAATGCTGCACTGGGCACGCCAAGTGGAGCCGGCGGAACACACGTAAATAATGTTTTATATGCTGACAAGGGTGCCCAAATTACAGGGCTGGGATTGAGTACAGACGATGGCAAAACATGGTCCCTTTATGTTCAAGGAAGTGGTATTCATGGTATTTTATTTGAGAGTATAACCTACATGAAATTACAAGGTGATATAGAAATAACTGGCAATATATATTTAAGTGGAAGTATATACCCAGGAACTAGGGATGCTAATCCTAAACCCCCGCCATATAATTATCCTTAGCACTCATTTCCCTCTTCAAAGAAAAGGTGGCTACGACACTTTCTGCTACCTCTAAGCTCGTGGTAATGCTCATAGGGTTCCTCGGTTAGTTCTTCCTCCGTAGGCTGGTCAATGAAGAACTGTACTGCACTTAGAATACCATCGTAGGCGCTGCCAATTCTGTTCACGGCAAAGAGCGCAGATGGCATCAGAGGAACATCCACCTGTAGATACTCAAATGGGTCCACGTCCTCGTGAAGAAAGTGAAGAATGTTGCTAATATACTTCTTCAGATCGGCTGCCACAAGGGTTCCCGTCTGAGGAACCTCCACGCTTTCGCTGTTACTATAACGGAAAGTTAGGGAGAAGCGCCGTCCTTCTTTGCGAATCAGAACCACATCATCGGTAGTTGCGTCCCTATTGGATGCCTTGCGGATAAATCGGAGACTGAAAGTAGGTGCCATCGTACTGGTAGTACCTGCAGTCAGTACGCCGTGTCAAGTTTTGGTTGTTGCGGTTACCGATCCGACTATTTGATTGTATAAAGAAGAATGGCTTCCTTGTACAATCGGACAGAGAATCTGGACAGTCTTAAAACCCGTCGTCTTATTTTTCAATATCCTGATGGAACCTATCCTGCACAGACCTCAGTGCCATTTATTTCAGATGCGCAGGGAACATTTGGATTTTCCAATATGACGGTGGATGCCTCCGGCAATGTGGTTATTATTGGTAATTTGCAAGTAGAAGGTGTTGCGGGCCCTCCTACTGGTGAAGCTAATTTTCTTGTAGGGCCACAACCAACTATTATTGGTTCAAGCCTACCGGCAGGTGTTAATCCCACTAAACTCTTTTTACAACCGAATGGAGGTCAAGTTGTTATGGGGGGCGGATATGGACCTACATCAAGTGCTCTTCTAGATGTATTCGGTTCTGCAAATATTCGCGGAACTCTTACTACAACTGCTGGTAACTTTACAGTTGATTCTAGTGGAAATGTGTATATTGCCGGTAGTGTATCACTTGGAACACCCTTGGATGTACCTTTTCTAGGTAGGAATCTGATTGGTGATATTAGCTACAATGCAGCTTCTATCACGGGTACTGTTAGTGGTTCCAAAATCGTCGGTGGAGATATTTGTGGAAATCTAGTTCTCGGTAATATTCGCGGGAATGCGATCTCAATTACTGGTGATGTTTCTGGTAATAAAGTTAAAGGCGATATTTGCGGCAATGCAATATCTATTTCAGGCGATATTTGTGGAAATCAAGTGATTGGGGATATTTGTGGGAATGCCTTCAGTATTATTGGCACTATTGAGGGTGATCAGATTACAAGTGATATTCTTAAGGGTGCAAAATATTTAACGGATCCTCTTCCCGCCAGTCAATTACAGCCATTTACTACAGTACCTGAAACCGTAATAGTGCCGACTACAACTTTAGTTGGACAAATTACGCGACCACCAATAGGTCTACCGAATGTTACTGTTGATGCCGGACTTTTATTTGGACAAGTTCCACAATCTGTAGACGTCTACGGGTCTTCCATTATATTTGATATTTCGGCTCAGCAAATAAAAGGGCCATTAACGCAAGCTACAATAGAAGGATTACGTATAACCGGTGATATTTCGGGAAGTCTGGTGGTCGGTCCCCTCGGATCCTCTGCCACAATACAAGGTCTCAGCGTGGTGGGAATAATTGATGCATCCCAAATTCAAGGAAATTTTTCTACCTCTGGAGTATCCATACCTGGCGCCATTATTACTGATATTTCAGGTTCCAAAATTTCTGGAACTCTTAGCAGTACCGCACGTATTGGCGGATCACAAATTAGTGGCACAGGTTCACTTGTTTTAGACCGGCTTGCAGCAGGTGATTTACCACTAGGTGTTACAATTCGGGGAAATCAGATTAAAGCCAATACAGATATATCAGGTGCTTTAATACTAGGCGGATTACCACGTGCTTTTATACCGGGTCCAAATATAACAGACGATATCTCAGGGAATCAAATCGTGGGAGCTATGCCACGAGCCTTTTTTTCTGCTGCAAATATTACCGGTACAATTGATGGTGGAAATATTAGTGGAAGACTTACAACACCCGCATCTATTAATGGTCAAATTATTGAGATCCAAACCCTTAATGGTAATGCTCTTGCACTGAATACTTTTATTGATCCATCCACGAATATTGATGGGAGTAGTATTAGATCTGGATTTGTAGTTGCTACATGTATAAGTGGTTCACTAGTGAATGCTACTCTTCCTGGTATAAATATAACGGGTGACATTTCAGGTGGACAAATTATGGGTAGTCTGGTTGGCCCACGAGTACAAATCAATGGAAATGCTGTCACAGACTTTACTCTTAAGGGTTCTTCACTTATTGAGGACACCGAGATTGATGCATCTTGTAATATTAGTGGATATAGCATTCAAAGAGATTTTGTAACTGCATCCTGTATTAGTGGTTCTCTTATACACGTGACTCTTGATGGTCAATATATTACGGGTGATATTTGTGGTGGACAAATTATCGGTGATATTTCTGGTTCAAGGGTACGTGTAAATGGAAATACTATTACAGACTATTCTCTTAAGGGTAGTGCACTTACGAACGGTACAACAATTGATCCTTCTGTTAAAATTAGCGGAAACAGTATTATAAATGGTCAAGTTGATGCTACATTAATATATGGTTCGCTTAATAATGCCACACTTAATGGTGTAAATGTTACAGGTGATATTTCAGGTGAACAAATTGTAGGTGATATTTCAGGCTCACGGATAAGCGTTAATGGCAACACGATTGAACCTGCTACACTTGATGGAAATGCGTTTAAAGATGGTACAGATATTAATCCTCTTGTTCATATTGATGGAGGTAGTATTGCAGATGACACTCTACTTGGTATAGCTTTTAAGAATCCTACATCAATTCCCTCTTACGTAACAATTACTGGAAGTAGTATTAACACAGGGTCGCTTCCTGGTGATAGACTTGCGCCAGGTACAAATATTTCTAACGTGGTAATTGAAGGAGCCAGTATAAGAGTAGGAACTCTTGCTGGTAGTGCACTTGCGTCAAATACACCAATTGCTAATGTGCAAATTGATGGAGCCAGTATTACGCCAGATACGGTGGATGGTGCTGCAATTCGGGTTAACACAACTATTAACTCAGCTGTGAATATTAGCGGCAACAGTATTACATCAGGATCAGTAGCGGCTGCACGTGTAAGTGGTACTCTAAGTGGAGCTTCTATTGACGTAAATAGTGTAACACATCCTTCATCAGGTCCTATATCATTTAATGCCAGTGGTATAGCATCAGTTAGTCCTCCAATAGGAGTCTACGCACTTTATGCAGTAGGAGATATTGCTTCAACGGGTAGTGCTGATCAAAAATACTCTTTATTTACGACTGCATACTACGGTGCTCCAGGTGTTGGAGCTAGTAATTATTGGTTTATAAGGCCTGTGACAAATAATTTTGGGACTGTGGTGACACTGTCTGCAACTACTGACTTTCTAAATTTACAAGTAACACCTGCAGGAATACTAAAAAAAATATTTTATAGTCTTATTTCAAATGTTCAGTTTCCTATTGTATAGATGCCGATGCCCCCTTGAGTTCAGGAGCCTTGAGCATAAAGCCGTGTCCATTCCCTCGCAGTCTCATCGTATTGCGCCCTGTTATCGCGATAAATCTTCGCAATATTCGGTTCCAGAGGATCATTGGGATTGGCATCCGTCAGCAGAGACAGAATGCTCAGCAGAACCTTGGAAATTGTGAGTGCCGGACTCCATTGACCCTTCAGAATATCAAGGCAGATGTTTCCCGCTGCATTGATATTTGGATGGTAGATTTTGGTCTTAAAAATAATAATCGGTGGCTTGAAAGGATAGTCGCTCGGAAAACGAATAGAAAGATCAAACACACCGCCTGTAAAGGGTGAATCCGGCGGTCCAAAGATCATCGCCGTCCATGTGAAAAAGTCATCACTGCTTACGGGACCGGCTGTACAATTTGCGGGAGGGTCGCTCTGAATCTCTTTGAATTCACGTTCAAGTCTGCGAAGAGCCATCGTACTTGCTGGTCTTGTCCTACGGCATGAAGTCAAGTTTTTAAGGATTCGCACGGTGCTTAGCAAAAGCGTTTTGTCCAGAGTTCCAAAATATCAAATATATTTAGTTTGTTGAGGGCAGCAAAATCCATGCCCTTCACCAGAATAAATTTGCGCATAAGTGCAGCATCAAATACATGGGCATCTATGGTCTTGATTCCCTCCATATAGGTGCGCGCAACCCGATGATAGCCATCCACAATTACATGCTTGCTCGTCACAATAATCGGGTAGGCCAAGTTCGCTTTCCGAATACGTTCGGCATCCGTCTTATATTTTTTAGCATCCATCTGTTTCAGAACACTCATCGGTTCTGTATCCCATACTGTTTTCTGTAATTGATCTAGTAGTGCGGCAATCTCTAACTTAACCTTGGGATGGCCAACCGTATTCAAATAGGCCAGCATCATATCAACACTGTAAATATGTTTTCCATCATTGTAGGTTCGTAGTTGTGGCATATCTCTATTCTATGTGCGGAGAATAGAGGAATGCTTGTTATCTATTCGCTAGCAGTGGCGGCCATCTTCGGCCTGACCCCCATTCTTGAAAAATATGTTTTAAATTCCATTACTGTGGAAACTATGATGATTCTATCAGGTCTCTTTTACGGGATTTTTATGGTGATCTATGTATTCTGCTGCCATGGTCCTCATTTTATGGCCGATATGCGGACTATGGCTGAACGTCCCGCTCTTTGGATACTGGTGGCTCTGTCCGCATTTTTGATCTTAGTCGTGGCTAATTTTCTGTATTTGTCTGTTCTGAAGGATCATAAAACCTATATAGTATCTGCAATTACATCTGCATATCCATTTTTTACAGTGATAGCCGGGTTTCTGCTTTTTCATGAGATGATTTCAATCACCCATTTTATCGGAATCGTAATGATTTCTGGTGGCGTGTTTGCCCTTACTACCTAAGGTTGCAAGTGGAGTTTACCCTTGGAATACTTGATCGCGGTCTGTAGTTTCCCCTTTGTAAGCGGTGTACTATACATACGAAAATCCTGAATACAGCCTCTCATATTCTTGCCAATGAAGTTCTCGGTGATCTCCATAGCAGGACTGAGGCGACCATCCGTTTTTTCTGATACTAGGGTTCCATTGAGCCAGAACTGCCACGTCGGCCACCAGGCAGTGGCATCCGTCACAGTAACCGCTACATGTTGCCACTGGCCTGTCTTTGCAGTAGACATGGGGGACTCCAGTCGCATGATACGATTCTCTTCATCCCAGATTTCAAAATAGTAGCGGGCAGAGGCTGATAGCGAAGGGGAAGGGGGAGGTCTCCCCGTTCTTGCAGGCTCCGTGAGCTGTCCTATGGCTTGTACAACCTCGGACCTTACTTCTTGGGCTGCAGGCATGTGTGGGATCGCAGGTAGGTTCGGTCCTCCTCCGTCCACACCAATTACAATCCGATCCTGTTTCCGAACATTCTTTGCCGGATTTGCACAATCTACCACTGTGGCGTCTTTCTCAAAGCCGTCCCACCAGACCCAGAAAGAGATGGCGCGAAGCTGACGGGGATGAATGGCCTGATATAACTCAAAGGTGCCCTTTTCTCCCCATCGTAGATAGTCGGTAAGGGGAGGGGCCGGTTCTCCTGCTTCCTGCGAAGCAGCGGACCAGCGATTGAGCTGAAGACCCCGACTCACTTCAGGATTTAAGAGGGTGGGGAAGATGGGCCGACCAAAGACCTGAAACGCCGCATTACTGGCATAATCTTCCTTATCATCACGCCACCGGAACCACACTAGGCAGCCCTCATAGGCCTCCAGTAATTCTTGTATATAAAACGGCGGTTCGGCATCCCGCTCCTCCTTCTTTTTGAAACCGTTGAAGCTAGCAATTGCACAGCTTGAATAGTGTTCACCTGTTTTTTCATCTTTCAAAATGCGACAATAGTCCATACGCCTGCTTGTCGTATTAGCTGTTGAAAGTCGCCAGTAATCGTCACGACTAAACCGAAACCCCTCCCGCTTGGTAGGTGTATTATATTCCATCGTATCCATACCGTCGCGGCGGCCCACGGCACAGGCGATACGCAAGGAGTCCGGATCTGATTTTTTTGAGATGGCACGACAAAAGTCGGTGGCGACGCCAAGGCCCTGCAGATCCACAAAGGCTTCTTTGTATCGCAGATCTCTTATATAGCCAGCGGCTTCTCCCCAGCCATCGCTTGACAAACCAATGTCGCTTCGTTTTGGTGCAGAAAAGCCTTCGCTAACGGTTGCGCCTACCGTTTCTGACATGACATAGCCAATCAAAAGTACTAGCACAAAAATAGTCGGCCATGCCAGCATCGTCCCTTACCGGTTAAGGCCAAATTAATGTACAGAAGTTTACCGTGCCGGTAAACCGATCAAACTAATCTCTTTGCAGCCCATAAGGAATGGACCCACAGATCGGTGGACGGTTATTAGGTCAGGGAGTCTACGGGTGCACGTTTGATCCCGCTCCCCGTTGTGCAAATGGCTCTGTTTTCAAACAAATTACGGGTCTGCCTGCTGTGGGTAAAATTACTTCTGAAGATTCAGCCGATGAATTGGCGATCGGTCAAGCTATCATGGCATTACCCTTGGCCCCCCTCTATTTTGCGTTGCCGACCAAAGTCTGCAAACCAGCACTTCCAGTACAGGACCCCGATGCATCCACCTGCAATGTACTCAAGGAGTATAGCGAAATGTCTATGCTTGTGATGCCCATGGCTGGGCAGCCGCTACTGAAGTATGGTATGAATCACAGTCGTTTGACTGAGACTTATAAAAAGATATTTATTCATTTGCTGGAAGGTGGAGCAATTTATCAGCGTGCCGGGTATGTTCACAATGACATTCATATGGCAAATATTCTTGTGGATGACAAGAGTGTCGCACGGTATATTGATTTCGGTCTGGCATTCAAGGTTTCAGACGTAAAAACGTGGGGTGATGCGAATCTTGGAACGGACTTCAAACCACAGTATATTTTTCAGGCACCGGAAGTGCATGCGGTCCGAATGGTTAAAAATGGCATTCGTGTGATAGATGGAGTACAACAATTGTATTCTCAAAATCCGGAATATCGCCAGATGGAACATCGGTTTCCTACAAGGAAACGATGCGATGATTCATTGACATCTCTTATTGCATCTTTCAAGGGCTCTTCTGCCGACTTTGTTCGTACCTATGGACACCAATTTGATGCATGGCGAATCGGTCTGTGCATGTGGTTTATGTGGGACGATTTGCTACACTCATTGGAATTTGATTTTAAGAAGAGTGAACTTTATAAAGAGGCGGATCTCATTCGGAAGGTCATGGGAGGTCTGACGGATTTTGATCCACGAACACGCATGACGATGGCAGGCGCATTAAAGGTGTTAGACCCAAATAATCGGCTTGCTTAACGTGTGTGCTTCGCACCATGTCGGATTTATTGCGGCTTTCACTGCGTTTCAGCAGCGCATAAATCCTTATCCTCTTGCTAATTTAATAGTCTTTCGTCGTGGTGCGCACCAGAATCCACAAAAATCCTTGTAATTTAAAAACGACCCTTTAGGACGATAATCCCTAGCGGCTGTTTGTGGATTCCAGATGAGCTTTCCCTCTGCATCAAACCGTTTCACCGGATTAGAACCATCCTTATGACTCCAAAATCCATCTGGATCCTGGCGATAAAAATGGTAATCTTCTCCTGGGTGAACTACAAGAGCTATTTTGCTTGAACCCAAAGGGCATTTTTTTTTGAAAGTGGTTGGACGTAGTTCCGGGACATCTTGCGTCATGAGATGTGATACAACCGTACATGAGCGTCCTTCTGCCTTTTGTAATTCATTGGAAAGACCTTTTGTACCACCTGGTTGATGAAATAGCGGCTCACATTCCGGACCCTTTCCATCACATTGGGTTATCTGAGCTGGATCAATAACATCCATACTATAGTCCCAACAATTGTGACGATCCTGAATGGTAGGATCTTTGTTATAACGGTCTGGATTCAGAGGAGGTTCAGATAAAGAACGCGGGCTCATATCACAGTTTTTATGATGATTCTGGCAAAATAGTGATCCTGGTAGAGCTAGTAGTGGACACGGCTGGCTCTGATGGTCCAGGCACCTGCACTTGATCCCCTTCGGAAGCCCCTTGTTCATCCCCTTCGCTTGTACTTGCGACTGCTGTAACGGATTTTTTGGAAAGGGTTGCGGTTGCGGTTGCGGTAATGGGAGGGGTGCTGAGAGCACCTGACCCAAGCGATTTTTTAGACGTCGGCGTGTCTTGTTTAATATTGAGTGGGAGTGTTTTTGTGTTTTTTTGTGAAATTTTTGACGCTTGTGACGACTGTGGTTGACCATCATCGTCCTCTACTAGAGCAATAGAATCTCGCACTGGAGTGTTCAAATTTGATTGATCCGCGGGTGAAGGAACCATCAGGTCACCTGACGGTTTTGCCGAAGGATCTGCGGGTTTTGCAGCAGCCGGTGGCTTTGTACTATCGTCACCTGCTTTCACGTATTCTTCATCCACACGAGCCATGTTAATTTTTTCCAACTGTGAACAATAATATACAAATTGATTCGCATGAGATGGCCGGTGTGTGCCGTGGTGACCCGAATAACGACCCGCTAACTGAATAAATTGCCATGTTTCTGAACGAAGCCGTTCGGCTGTTGCATGGAGAGAGAAAAAGCGCTTATCTAATTTGAACAGCGTCATGACTCCATTTGATGTTGTGACTGCCAGGCTGATCGCCCATGTTACCCAGTACAAATAGGCCGGTGCAGTATTGCCATTTTGGATACTCAGAAGTGCTGGAACCGCTAGACTGCCCACGGTCATTGTAATTCGAAACATATAAAATAAGACTGCATAGAGGCGGCACCGATACCTATATTCATCCATAAGAAAACGATAGCGTTCTTTGATGCTATGGCGTTGTATTTCCGTGAGATCCTTGAGATCATCAAAAATATCATCCATATGGTCGGCAAACTTCATGGATCGTATACCAGTTACCACCGGTGTTGACCAACACATTTGGTCTCCGCGCGGTTTATAAAACTTGACCTTGTACGCTGTCCTTACGAATCGTAAGGATAAGTAGGATGACCTATTTATTAGCAACGAGGTATACCGAAGGTTCGGAATTGAATCTGTCAGATCAAATTACGATACCAGGATCTTTATGGGAGTCTCTAGCTGCTAGCGGTAGCAGCGGTGGCAGTAGCAATCCAGTCTTTGTGGAAGTAGGAGAGGAATCCGGGGTTGTGGGTCGCATTGTTCCTGGAATTGCTAGCACTATTTCTGAAGATGCAGCGCAGTTGCCCCGATGGATGATTGAGAGACTGGGGCTCGCAATAGATTCCGATTGTTGGATCTCTTTGACAGTTACACCTCTTCGTACCGCTGCAACTATAACGCTGAGGGCGCGTGAGGAATCTATGTTAACGGACTTGGGTCCTGAGCCGCTAGAGGCTCTCAGTGCGGCACTTTCGGGAGCCTATGGGCCGAGTTGGGCATGTCTGTCTGTTGGTTCAGAGTTGCCATTGGTCATAGGTATCTTTGATATTATGGGGATTCGTTCGGCGGATGATGAACCGCTTACTATGGCCTCTATTCTGAATACGGATGTGAATCTTGATATTATGCCGGCCCTGGATCATGTGGATACGCCTGTACCCTTTACACCTCCTAAGCCAGAGCCATCGCCTACACCTGCTGCACCACAGCCGTTGCAGCAACCGTCGCAGATGCAGATAAATCAGCAACAGCCGTCGCAGGAGCAGAGACCTAGAGCCGGATCCGTAGTTGGCTTTGTGCCCTTTTCTGGACGCGGTTATCGCCTCGGTGATCCTTAGAATCCTGTGTGCGGGTGAATCTGTGTTCTGACCAATTCTTCAAAACCGCGAAGAGCCGCTGCAAAATTTGGACTCGGTTCAAATGCAATGGAACGCTTTTGTTTAATCATCATCATGACACGAATGAGTGGCTGGCCCGTGAGAACCATGAGGAAAAAGGCACACGCGGTAGTGGAACGCTGCATCCCAGCATGACAGTGGATCAGAATTGGATGATGTTGTTTGTATTCACGCATGATCTTATAGGCAATTTCAGGGGCCCATGCCTCCATATTTTTGATCTCAGCCGGTTGCAGATTATCATCCACCGGAATCCTATACTGATACGGCACTGAGGGATGGAAAGGAATCTGTTTAGAACAATTAAAAACGGCTTGAATTCCATGTCTTGCTAACCATTCTCCACTAAGTGCTGGTTCCCACCGACTGATCCATACACCGGGTATAATCTCATCTGCATTCTCTTCAGGTACCCTGTCCATCTTCTAAAGAGTACGATTCATACTAACTGATCTGACCTAGAACCGAAACAGTGCATCCCGAATTAACTGAATCGCCTGCTCATCTGACATGACCCCTCCTGATGCATCTTGTATCAGGCGCGGTGCATTAAAAAATAGAGGATAGGTTAATATACTATACAAGGGGGGTGCAGGGGCTGCAGCAGCAGGAATCGCAGGAAGTGCAGGAAGAGCAGGCAGCAACAAATTAGAACCGGCAGCACCCGCAGCACCAGCAGCCGATCGCAGCAGTTGCAGCCTCGCAGAAGCTGGATCCGGCAAAACAGTGCGATTGTAGAGGCGACGAACATCTGCGTAGATATGATCTTCTGAATACCAGTGCCGCCTCGCTTGAATGTGAAGATTGATATACAATGTATAATCTCTGGCCATGGCCAACCATTCACGGTGCATGGGCGTGTGGGGTGTTTGACGCAACCACCGTCGCAGCGCAACCGTTGAATAATTGATCTGAGCAGTATCCAATAGATTCATGACCGTATCAAACACCAGCATTACATTATCATCGTGCAGATCCTTGAAATAACTCTGGATTGCATGTTGGGATAGCAGGGCCGAGTTCTCATCATGAAATCGTCGTAGGCAAAAACGCGCGGCCCAAAAGGCCGAAAAAAGAACCGGCGGACACTGACCGCGTTTCGCATAATCGGCAATAATTTGTTGACATATAGACATTGTCTGAGGCATAGTAAGTTTCGTATTTGTCCAAGGATTCGTCGGAGCACGGGGAGATGGAAGCATTTCATCTGACATGCAGATGTTTGTCAGAAGATTTGTAAAAATATCGCGGCGATGAAATCGGTAGATTTGCCGATGTTTCGTATCTGTTAGAAAAATGGCATCTTTATTTGCAATAGGGGCCATATCAATCATGTCCACATTGCACTGTGTCTTTTTTCTCCATACAAGATTACACCATCGTTGACGTACAATGTGCGCAAGCCATCGTTGGCGCTGGTTACCATAAAAAACGGTTTCTAACTGTTCTATATAGTCCAGCGGTCTGAGAGAAACTGCAATAGGATTATCGGATAAATCACGATAGGCATCATCTATTTTAGCAATCCATTGACTGAGTGTTATGTCCTTGTACCATAGGGATTCTAGTGCAAAATAGCATGCTTTTTCGGGAGGATCAAGCAGCCGAATCATGCCGGGTGCAGGTGGTGAAATAGCGCGTGTAGCCCAGGGGGGCGTAAAGTATATGGGCGGTCCAACAATCAGAGATTGAGGCTGCTGCGACTGCTGTCGTACTCTAGCTCTTGTTCTTGTAGCCGATGAAACAGGCTCTAATGAGTGACGTGAACTTGGCAAAGTTGTGCCAGGATTAAAAATAAATTGATCTAGTGAAATTGTGCGAATGCCTGGTGGTATTCCTGGCAGATTTTCTGACACATCCATTACTGACTATAGCCACGATTTCGCTTTAGCCCACTTCATTATTAATTTTTATATAAATAGGAGACCCCTCATGCTCAATTTTCTTAAAGGTAAAAGGAACGGACATGCCATCTTCACGAACAGTTGTGTCAGAAGTAGCCCAGTACACTGTACCTTTCCATAGAAAAGCCTGCGCCTGCTCTATTGTAGCCAACTGATCATCAGAACCCAGGCAACAGTGTTGACTCGGTTTTGAATGTACATGTACGTGGCAAGCGGTTGTTGCTGTCAGACGAAGGCGGCCACAGGGGTGCCATAAAAGACCTGTTTTTTCCCACCAAGGACATTGGCCGGTCTCTTCATCGCCAATGAGCATCGTCTGAGGGCTACCTGTGCCCTGGCATCGTTTCAGAACCTCTGCGACAGGGAGTCCTAGTGTTCGCGCGACTTCACTTAAGAATTGTCGGTCTGATTGAATAACAGCTTCCTCCAGATCAGCTGCCATACCTCTTGGCAGCCTTAGTTGTGTAGTTGTCATACAGGACGGACAGGTAGGCGGCTGGGGGTCATCACTTTTTGGCGCATACCATAGGGCCCGTGCGCAGGAGACCTGGATAGGAACCCACCATAACACCATGAACGTCGGGATACACATCAGCGCCACAGGCATTCAAGATCACCCACCAGCCATAGCCGCCACTAATACCGATTACAATGCCTGCAAGAACTCCCACAAGTGTTTCACAATCTGTTGCTATGCATCGCGCAACCAATAAAAATAAGAACAATAATATAATCGCAAGCATGCTAATCAAACCAACGCCCTTCCGTTGTTGAACAGAAATAGAGGCGGCAGCTTTGAGAGAAGGAGGCGATTGGGTATAGACATTATTCGCATTTGTAAAAATATAGGTTGCAAAAAAAGCACTGAGAGCAACCCATAAGGAAGGGAGCGCGTTATAATTACCACCTTCTGCTACTGGCAGCAACGAACATGCCTTAATGACGTGCTGGCCGGGTAACTCTGCCCATCCAGGTAATGGCCCAATTGTTTTTGTAAACAGATACTGGATTGTCAGTGTAAAAATTGTGACTAAGATGCCACCAATGGCTACAAAAATCCACGATAGACGGCCCGTCATCATACCGACCACAAAGAGTGTAGAAATCATTGCATTTGGAAAAAATCGTAAGATACCGCTGAGCATTTCTATGATGGTTGACATCACCCTTGCTAGTTATGAAGAATTTGTCTGCATTAATCTGTAGGACAGACGTACAAAGGGCTGCCATTGTTGATACGATCTTTGAGAAGGGGAATGCCCCACAGATTTGTCGCGCGGCGTCCTGTAGAATAACCGGCTACAATATATCCCAAATAACCGATCACAAATCCAAACAGAAGACCTGCAATTGCAACAAGGATAGAGTCGCAACCTGACCAAATACGAAATAGAATCGCAGCAATGACAATGAGCGTCGCAATGAGGGTCGTTGATACAAGTGAGGCCCGGGACATGACTTGTGCATCAATTTCTTCTTTATAAAGCTGTAGGAGAGCAAGACCTACACCATAAAAATAACCAATTGTTGCAGTATAGACTGAAGGAGCTGAAGGATTCCAGAGCCGTTCGGGCGCATTGGGGCCGCGAAGAAGACGATCCCAGGATCTACCAATAAACCCAGTATTGCACATGTCAGTAGAGGATGTCAGGGAGGCCTCATCAATGCCTCCAAATTTCATAATAAGAAGACCAACGGCATTTGTTAGAAGTTGGGTACCGGCTGCACCAGCGGCAAGTCCAACCAGTGCGGGGTTTGCTAACACGATAGCTAGGAGAATAATACCCGCCATGAGAGTTTCGGGAAGAATCTGAAAATTATACATAATGGCCGCTGAAATATAATCCGTGTAAATCGGCATGTCCTCTACTGTACGAGGCGTTTTCACAAAGCTTGATGCCTTACTGAACTATCAAAAGGACCCAGCAAAAAGAGATGGGAATTCCTAGTTTTTATCGCCATCTTTGTAGGCGATTTCCCTCGTTGATTACCAGTGGCCCAGGTCCACGACCAGAGTGGCTCTGTCTGGATTTTAATTGTGCCATGTACTATGTGCTGCGGAAGATGCGACCTTTGGCTGAAGCGCCTAGCAAAAAGATATGGGAAACGGAGTTCTGTGATGCAATTGCAACTTACATGACGGAACTTATTACGCTCGGGAAACCTACGAAAGGGGTGTATGTGAGTTGTGATGGAGCAGTGTGCGCTGCGAAGCGGCGCCAGCAGAGGTTACGCCGCTTTAAGGGACCTTGGATCTCGGCACTTGAAGCAGAAGTTACCGGAAAACCAAAGGCGACTGAGTCCTGGGATCAAAATGCGTTGACGCCTGGTTCAGCTTTTATGGCACAACTGGGATCTGTCTTGAAAGCTACAGGTGCCAGCCTAGCAAAGTCCACAAGCCTGGATGTCATTGTGAGTACTACAGAGGAGGCAGGAGAGGGCGAACACAAATTGCTAGCCCATATGCGGCTTGTGCGATCAATGACCTGTACAATCTACGGACTTGATGC